CAGGCGTGAAGTCACTTTGCTTGTCATAGAGCCGACCAGTGATCCTGTCGTACCCAAGGCGAATCAGGGCGCCGGTAGCTTGGCCCGTATAGCGGTCCTTCAGTACTCGAAGGGTTGTCGTGCTGCGCTCTTCTTCATCCTCAGCCTGTTGATTTCGCTCGAGTCCGAACATAAAGAAGCTCCAGAAGCCGATTGCCCGTGCGCCCTTGAAGTGCTTGATGGATACATGGCCGCCTTCTTCATGGCTCTTGCCCTCAGGTGTACTAAGGTGCGAGATGAAATGAATGATGACTCGTAGCTCCTGAGCCAGTCCTGCCATCTCTTTCATGATCTGCTCGAGACTGCCGCGCTCATCTGCGGTATCCGCCATGGCCGTAAGGTGATCCACGTAGAAGATGCGGACTTCCTCAGCGTGTGCCATGTAGCGAATCTTGGCTGCCACAACGGCCCACGCGGTTTCCCCGAAGGAATCGTAGAGGAACACCTTGCCCTCGAGTTCCTTAACGGCCCCGAGGCGTTCCTCACGGGTCCAATTGGCGTCGGGAACATGGAACCTCTTGCCCTTCACCTTTCCAGCTACGCGTGCTGCGGTTTCCTTAGGCTGCTGCTCCAGGAAGATCAGTCCGACCTTCTGGTTCAACTCGGTCACATCGAAAGCAATCTGCTGTGTGAAGACATCTGTCTTGCCAATGCCAGTACCAGCACCCCAACCGTAGACCTCACCCCAACGGCGACCATGGGTCAACTCAGTCAACTTCGGGAGGAACCACGGGAGACCCTTCTCGATCTCACGGTCCAGTTCATCGTAAAGGTCCGAGATACCTACGATCCCATCGGGCCTATACGCCTTTGCATTCCAGATAGCCTGGATGACCTCTTGACCCTTGTTGGCCTTAAGGCAATCATTGGGGTCCTTCAGGGGAAGGGAGGCGATCTTAGCCTTGCCCGGGGGGAACAGTTCTGCCACCGCTTTCGCTGCTTCCCGCCCGGGTTCGTCCATGTCGAACATGATGACGACCTCTTCGAACTTCTCGAAGAACTCCATCTGCCTCGCCACGTCCTTCTTGGCACTAGGGGCGCCGTTAGGTATCGACACCACTGGCCACTTGCCACCCTGCAACTGTGATACGGTCAAGCAGTCGATCTCGCCTTCGCACAAGACGATCTTCTTACCCTTGTCCCACAGGTTCTGACCAAACATAGGGGGGCGCTTCGCTTCGCCAATGAAGGAGAACTCCTTGTTGGCATCACGGACCTTACAGGCCACCACTTCACCGTCTTTGATGTACGGATACATGTGGACCTTCTTACCTTCATGCTGGCCGATACGAACACCGAATTGGCGGCATGTTTCCTCACTGATCAGACGCGGAGGGATGCCTTGAACTTCGGCATTGGAATACTCGTCCAGATTTGCAGCCACTTTCTTTCTTCCTCTTGTAGGTACAGTTCCATCCCCCCGCTCGTAGTGCCCACACGAGAAGCAGTGTGTATGGCCGTCTGAGTACAGGGCATTTGCATCGCTAGAGCCGCACGCATCGCACGGTCCCTTGCGAATCAGGGAGGACTCTTCGCGTTCCATCTCAATCGTTTCCTACGAACTCAAGTTCACGGGGATACACAAGGCCTCGGGACCCCTCGGAAGATGTAACGCTGTACTGGACCCCAAGGATCCCCTCGGTAATTCCATGGACCTCCACGGTTGCCCCAAGGGACCACGCGGGACCATCGACCTCACTGAAGTCGACCAGCAGTTTTGCTTTGCGCATATCATTCAACCGAGAGGACTTCAGGATTGTCACGAACGAAGTCATGCACGTCCTTGGATTCCTTCAGACTAACACCAGCCTGCTCGCGGTACGACTTGATCCACGCGACAGCGAAGGGGCTTCCTTCGTACGGGATACCCACTTCCCTGATCACCTGCTTAACATTGCTCATGTAGACGAAACCACTCGCGGCCTTGCGGTTGAGTTCACGGCGCAAGTCAACAAGGCTCTTCACAGGCACCGGCACAGTTTCTTCGAAGGGCGGGTAGACATCGAACAGCTTGTTGAAGACTTCCTCAGCCGCCTCGGTTCCAAAGTTACTCGCGGTCTCAAAGACTGCAGCGATAAATGCACGGTTGTATTTCATCTTAGTTATCCAGAAGTGCAGCCATTGATTCAGGGAAAGCCCAACGAAGCCGTTCATCCAGTTGTTCAGCAACCAGACGGCACTCGTATTGAGCATGGGGATCGAGACGTTGACGACAGACACGAGCGAAGGCCATGAGGGAACCCGACCAGATCCATTCGGTCATCGTGTTAAGCGGGAGGACCATACGGGCCTGCTCGGGCGCTACGCCGTTACCGAGAAGGTCCTTGTAGGCCTCCAATGCAGCGTTTGAATTACACCTGATCCAGTTCAGATGTCCCTGGTAGCCTAAGGCTTCTCCGCTACCTTGCTTCACGTTCTCAGCGCGTCCTCGGAGTTCCTTGGGCATATAGAACTCAGGCTCACTGTCCACGTATCTACGGCTCACCTCATTCCAACTAAGGCCAACCTGATGTTTAACGAGTTGCCGAGCTACGAACAGCGGTGCCTTGATCCGGAAGGATGCAAAGCAGTGAGCGAAGGGTGACCAGTGGTCATGGGTCGCAAGGTAGTTGATGAGCTTCACGTCACCATCGGTCAACTCATCGTGTTGCTTGTCGAAGGAAACCCGGGCCACGTTAGCGACACTAAGGTCCGTGCCCATGGAATCCAAAAGCTTGACCTCAATGTCAGCTACTTTCATATCTCTCTCTTTGTGTTTAGAACGTGACGCCAGCCTTCTCCAACTGGTCATCAATGTGAAGAAGGACCTCTTTCTGCATGCCCGAGTACTTGTCAGCACCGTAGGCGGCCTCAATGAGCCCATTACGGAGGTACTGAGCCTGCTCGAGGCTCATCGTGATCTTCACGTTGCCGTTCTTCGTGTGCTTGACCTTGACGATCATCAGAGGATCTCCGGGGTACCCAAGGTATAACGGGTGTAGTACTGACCAGTGACCGGGTGCTTCTTCCAGTGGGATTCGATGTTGAACCCTGCGTCCCGAAGGTCCGTGATACGGCGTGTCAAGGACTGGATGCTATGGTCGATGATTGCTTCGCGTTGACTGATGGAACCGGCCTTGCGGAGGTGCTTCAGGATTTGCTGAGTCTGTGTCATTTCTTTCTCTCTTTTAACCAAGCCTCGGGGACAACCTTGTCGGAATAAAGGAAGCCGTGGCGTACACACCATGAGGCATAGGTAGACTTTGATCCCTTGTATAAGGGGCTTGAACTACGGGAGAATACGAAGCGGATGTCCTTCTCGGGATGGGCTGCTTTCACTGCCAGATGCTTGGTGCGGTCTGCAGAATCGAAAAGTCCTTTTCCCTCCACAATGATCCCATTGCTTAAAATGAAATCAGGTTTGTAGGAGTGCGGGATTACGTACTCAAGCTTCTGAGTTTCATACTCGTATGCCATACCCGCTTCATCCAACTGCGCAGCGATCTTCTCTTCAAGACCACTACGCAGCTTTTGCTTCACCTTAAGCCCATGGTTCTTCTTAGTGACCCATGAGCGCTTCATCAGAAGTTCACGTCTTCGTCAGCTTCCTCTTCCTCGGGCTGCTCATCACGCTGAGGAGCCTTACGGTTACTCGACGGTTCCGCAACGTAGCCATCATCGTCTTCGTCATCCGTGCCCCAGTCAGCGCTCGACTCGACCAACTTGACCAGACGGACTTCGTTCAGGTATGCGCAGACTCCACCACCGAATCCTTCATAGGTACCAAAGGAACCACGGACCTGAATGGTCGAGCCACCGCCGATACGAATCTCTTCGCGGATCAGGTTGCCCTTGGAATCCATGACCTTCGGTTGCTTCTTCGACTTGAACGTAAAGGTGTACGAGCCATCCTCGTTGACCTTGTAGGGGCTTCCCTTGGAAGTCTTGGCCTTCTTGCCGAGTTCCAGGCGCTCTTCCTCGATCTGGTCGAGCAGGGGCTTTGCGGCCTCTTCAGACAGCGTAATGCTGGTCTTGTACTTGCCTTCAGGATCGAACTTGGTGTCCGCAGTGAACAGGTTGCTGTAGCCCGAGGGGCCTTTGGGTGTTGTGAAAAATGCCATGTGTCTCAGTCTTCAAAGTAAGGGTCAAACGGGAGGTCAATCAGGGAGTAACCTTCGAATTCGTTCATATCGAATCCTTGGGCCATGAGGGCTACTGCTTGGTCGAGAGGCATACGAATGTCCTCGGCATAAACGTCCATACGGGGTCCTAGAAATGACAAAAGGCCCCGTAGGGCCTCAATGTTGTGCTGCAGTGTGTTGTGCAGAAATTAAGCGAAAGCGTATTGGGACTCGAGGATGCTGTTGAGGTCCAAGGTGCCACGCGGGGGAACCATAAGCTTGTCTAACTCCTTAATGAGCTTGGCGATCTTCTTAGCGCCTTCTTCATCCTGGGTGGACTCGCCGGTGACGATAAGGTCAGCACGGGCCGTCAGCAGAATGTCTTCCAGCGGGTCACGTCCTTCGTACATATCGACCAAGCTTTTACGCACGATCATCGAGAACGCGTCCATCTGGTTCGGCAGTGCTGCAAACGAGTCATGAATCAATAAGAAGCTATGGATCCCTTCGGCCTTCGAGTTCTGCACGACCAGTTGAAGGTGCGCTGCATCGAAGGAGTGGATGAAGTTCGGGCTGATCGAGGTACGTTGCTTGTGTGCGTTCAACTCCTTGGAGAACCCAGTCTGAACCTTAGGCTTGTAGGCCGTAGGTGCATTCAAGGCCTTGTTCCACAGCAGGGTCTTGATCTGTTGGAAGGTCGGCTTGTAGTAGGCGTTCAGAACCGGGAAGCCCATCGGCGTAGTCCAGCGAACCGGAAGGTTAGCCTTCGCCAGAACACCAGCGATTGCCTTCAGGAGTTCCATGACAAGCGGGGCACCCTTAACGGTCTGCTTGATGCCAGTCATGTTGTGGTTCGCCAAATAGCGAGCTACCTCCATCATCTCGAGCCAGTTGTCCTTGGTGACCCCAAAGTGTGCCCGGGACTCATCATCGATAGCCATGATGTCTTCGTATAACTGGTCAGCGAAGCCAGAGACCTCCGAACCGTAGCCGTAGGTCATCACATTACGCTTGGTCACCTTGCGGTCGATGCCGTAGGAATGCCATAGTTGCGCAAAGCCACGGATCTTCTCGTCCTCGTGATTCAGGTCAGCTTCGACCAAGGGGCCCGAGATAGCAGCGACAGCTGCATAGACATCCTGCGGGAGTTCCGAGGGCATAAGGTTGACCAGGGCACCACCATCAGCGTCCCGCATGATTGCCGAGAAGTGTTGGATACCCGAGCAGCTACCATCGATAGCGATAGGCAGGTGGCAACGATAGCCCGTAGGATCCTTCAGATAGCCCGCCAAGGCCACACAAGCAGCGAGGAAGCAGAACGGGGAGTCCGCCATCTTCCAGACGTCCATAGAGGCGATAGGGTCCTTTGCTACGGACTTGATCATCTCAATGTTCTCTTGGGTCCACTGGACACGGGCCGCGAAGGGCATCTTGTCGAGAGCACGCCCGTCGATCTTGATAGCGAAAGTCGTAGCCACGTTCCACATCAGCCACGTAACGCCACGCTGTGTCAGGACCTCACCATCTGCAAATTCAAAGAGACCTTTGCAGTAGTCAGCACGTTGATGGTTGAAGCCGGGTTTTGCGTACACACGGCTGCGCCAGTCCAGAACGTGAGGCTGAAAGAAGCGTTCCACATCAGCGAGGAGCTTGGCTTCCTCAAGGTCCCTAGACACCACCGCATGCTTCGCGTTGGAAATCTTGTTGTCCTTGCGGATACCCCACTTCACCTTGTCTTCAGCATCCTTCGGGACTGCCTTGCGGGGACCCGGGAGCTTGCCCACAGGGATACGCATATCGTGGCAGAACGTCAGGGCCTCGAGGACCGTGCGGTTGATCCGCAGGGGAACCTCTTGGATCCCATTGAGAGCACCAACGAACGGAGCGTTCCCTTCGATGGCTGCAGAGATCAGCTTCTTGGTCATCGGATTGAACGTGTTAGCAATCTTCACGGTCTTGGCAACACGCACATCATTGTATGCACCAGTGTCGAAGGCAACCCAAGGGTTCGGGACCGTGAGCATGGCCTGATACACAGGCGTGGTCCATTGCTGGCGATCCTTGGCTTTCTGCAGGGCCTCATGGGCAGCTTCGGTGAACCCAAGGCGCATCTGGATTTCACCAGAGTCCGTGTCGGTCTTCTCGAAGTGCTCGAAGAGGCTCGTCGATTGTTGCGCCACGAAGAACAATCCAGCACCAATCCCGACCATAGCGTCAGCGTCGACACCCGGTTCCGGGAACTGATCTAACAGAGCCTCAGCAGCTTCAAGCTTCGCACGGGCCGACCGATTCATCCGGGGGTCCATGAGTTTCTTGTGGGCCTTCTTGTCTGCGTTCTTCAGACGCTCTGCCGCAATTGCTACCCGGACTTCGAAACCAATGGCCTCATACATAGAGGTCAGGGTCTCTTCGCTCGTCGCAGTATTGAACGCATTCTTGAGCACAATCCCCGACAGCAGGGTGTGGTCCAGATTGTCCATGGCCTTGAAGTGAGCGCCACGGTGGGACTTCTCCAACTCCGCAAAGTGAGCGAGACGAACAGCCTCGACCATCTTCGGTAATGCGTTCTCAAACAGGCGCTCTTCAGCCTTGCTCAGGTCACCCATGGAGTGCGCAAACTCAGCATTGCCTTCGTAACGCTCCGCACCCTTGGCCAACATACGCTCTTCCAGGGCGGATTGTGCTTCGTAGTTCAGCGCGATTTCAG